TAGATAACCGGCAGACCGGTTGCCGCCGCTTCCGCATGCGTGAGCCCGAAGCCTTCGCCGAGGGATGGCATGACGAAACAATGCGCCATGTGGTAGAGCTGTTTCAATCCGGGAGACGAAGGATCATTGCTGTCATACGGTAATTTACGGGTATCGACAAACGCATCGCCGATACGAATGAGACGGTCCCGCGGCATCCATTCATACACCGGGTTGCCTTCTTCGTCCTTGTGCCCTGTCTGTCGCGGGCGCTGTGTTTTCTGTGTCGTCTTGAGGTACAGCATCGTTTTCCCGGCGAGGTCCGGATAATAGACCTTCAAAAGCCGCCACGCACTGACCACGAGCTCGTACCCTTTCCGCGGGTTGCTCGCTCCGTTATAGAGATACCAAAACTGCTCCGGGTATTTCGGAAAGGTGCGCTTTTTGTATGTGTAGATATCGAGGTCAACACCTTCCCAGCAGACCTCGATCGGCTTTTTCGTGTATTTCTTAAAGAGCGTTTTATTGTATTTGCACGGCACGACGATGAGGTCCGCTGCATTCAGCGGCTTTACCCAGAAGTCCGGGATATCGGTCATCTCATACATAGTGTATAAAATATTAAACTTACCCGGCGTCGGGATGAACGCTTCCGGCGTGACGATATGAATGGCAATGTCGCTTTCCTTCGGGTCCTCCGTTATCTCGACGCCGTTTCGCTCGAGGCCCTTCCGCAGCATCTTCTGGTGTGTCGAGTACCCGAGGGCTATTCCCGAGAGGTCCCATGCGTTCGCCCAGAATAGTTTCATGCCTGCGCCTCAACGGAAAAGCATCTTTCAAGAAATTTTTTACAAAGTTCTGAACATTCTCTATTAAATTGTTCCTGTAAGCTATTATTTAAAACTGCGACTTTCGGAGAGTAGCGTTTTTTCCAGTCGGCATATCTTGCCTCAACCTGTTGTTTCTGAAAAATTGTTTTTTCAGACTGTTGTATTATTTTTTCTCGCTCGACATCGTTCAAGGAAAGTAAATGATTAACGGCAGCCCTAATTACACGGCTTACAGGAATACTTGCAGCAGTTCCTGCTGATTCAAGCTCTTGCCTCACATCAGGCTCTAATCGCAAGCCCATCGTAACCAAATTCTCCCTATCGGCTTTTTTTTTCGGCACCTACTTCTCCTCGCTCAAATCGACCATGCCCTCGCCGTTGTGCTCAATGGAGGCAGCTTTATCCAATGCTTCCGAAGCCTCTTCGGTAGTCATGGAATATTCTTTCCCCAGGGTCTCTGCGAGCCGGCCGGTCTTCCCTTTCATCACAACCTTCTTCACTTCCCGCGTCAGGTATCCGCAGGCCGTACATGTAGTCTCATTCGGGTTGTCCGTAACTCTCCCGCAATGCGGGCACTCTCTGCGCTTGTCCTTACGAGTCACCATAAACTCTCCTTCAAGGAAGCCCTCCGCAGAGGACTCCCCAAAAGAGCCCCGAAAAGTGTCGGGGCAACCACGTCCCTATATCGAAGAAGGTCGTCAGCTTGCTGCTGTGTTAATCGTTCCGAAGTAATTCGGCTGCGCGACTGCGAACCCCCACCGGGTGAACATATAGAAATACATCTGATATGCCTTGGCCCCCGTGTACGGGTCCATGAATAGGGAAATGTTCGTGAGCCGGTCTCCTATCCAGAAGCCCCGCATATTGCCGAACACAATGAAAGCGGTATCCGCCGCGCTCGAAGACGGCATCTGGGAGCCTGAAACAAGCGGATACCCCCAGAGCCGCTCCTGATCCCGCTGTCCGCTGCGGGAATCGTAGAATAGATAATTCCCATTATCGTCTTTGAGCCCCTTCACGTACTGCCATTTCGGCGTATAGTGCATATAGAACTTGCCGTTGGTGTTGATGTAATGCTCGGGAAGTGATCCGACGATATTCCTGACGTTGCTTTCGAGCAGCTCGCTGAATGCAGTCGATCCGGAATCGAATACTTCCGAATATCCCGCAACGCCCTCGAAAAGCCCGGAAACCGGATCGCCAGTTCCCTGGAAAGCAGCCGAGTCTACTTTAAGACCGACAGCTTCGACAAACTGGTCAAGCAGAAGCCCTGCAATTCCGCCTTCGACGAAGGCATCTTCAATGAGCTCCTTGGATGTAATGCCGAACGCGTCCATCCGTTTTGCGGTAAGCGTCACCTGGTCGAACGTGGGTTCGGTCTCGGTAGCATCGCTCTCCTCTGCAGTAAACGCGACAGATACCTTGGTGAGCTCCCTGGGTAGGGTCATAGAGCTCGAAGTCATCTTGATGTGCGTTCCTTCTCGGAGTGCGATGGAGGGTTCTCTCAGATAGCTGATAAGCTCGCTCCGCTCTTCCGTCGGTACGAGGTATCCACCTTCGGAATCGGTCCCTTCCTGCAGGGCAGCCTTGCTCCGCACCGGATTGTTGAACGAATCGTCGATGATATCGGCGAACAGCTTCAACACCTTCTCGGTTTTTTCCGGCCGGTCGGCCATGCGCTGTTTGATAGCCGGGTATTTGTCGAACAGGTATTTCCCGCCGACAGACTCGTTCCCCTGCACGATCTCGAGTTCTTTTTTGAGCCTAAACTCGGTCCCGAAGCGTGCTTTATAGAGGCCGGGAGTTCCCACCTCGATCTTTGTGTCGGGAATTTTCAGGCCCTTCTGCGCGTCCTCGAGCGCTTTCTTCGCGGCTTCGTCCTCTTCTTTCTGCTTGGCTTCGGCCGTTGCCTTTTCCTGTTCCTGTTTGTATTTTTCGACGGCAATCGCCTGAACGACTTCGTCGTACTGCTCGCTGAGCTCTTTGAGCTGTTCCTCATCTTCTTCTTTTTCGATGAGGCGTTTGAGCAGCTGTTTTCGTTTTAATAGCTCTTCCATAGTGAGCCTCCTATATCAGTATTTTCTCTTGGCATAAAACGACTTCGGTTTCGGCCGGTCACTCTCCAGCTCGGATGTCGCGGCTTCCTCCTCTTTCGTTTCAGTCAAGTATAATTTCGCCATAAGCGGCAGTTTCGCACCGCCGTCAATTGCTTCTCGTATAACATTCGCAGCGGCATTACTCGGCACAGAGACTGCCGATACCTCGAGCAGCTCGACTTCCGTATACACACGGTACGGCGGATCTTTCTCGTCGTAGTCGACTTCCTCTGCTGTGAGGAGCTCGCTTATCTCCTGTTGCTTCGCGATCTTGTGCGGGATGAACCCGACACTGAAGCTGTTCATAAATCCGTTCTCATAGAGATACCGGGCCTCGCCCCCCATTTCTGTTTCCGCAAATTCGATATCAAGTTCAAGCCCGTTTTTCGTCACCCGTCCGTCGGTCGCTTTCCCGATCGCAAAAGCGCGGTAGTCATGCGCCGGCAGGATAACCGGGTTCGTCTCGAGGTATGCTTTCAGGTGTTTCTTAAACGCTTTCGGGAGTATCACCTCATGGTCCCGGTCTACTTTTCCGGTACTCGCGATAATGGAAAATTTTCCGTCGTCGCTTTTTTGCAATGTCCCTTGTATCGCCTTATCTGCCAACATCTTTCCTCTCCTGTTCCACAGGTCCAGGCACACAGCGTATCGCTGGTCCTGCCCCGGATATTCGCTGTTCATGGTGCTGTCCGCCATGCAGCGCTGTAAAAATTCGTCCCTGTTCTCGTCATTCGACGGCTTAGGCAACGGCATTATCGTCCTCGTAGTAATAGACTTCCACGCACCGGCAGTTGATGACCTCGGCGGCCCCGCCGTTCGGGTCGTGCGGATACATCATGCCGTTGCTGTACGGCTCTTCGAACCTGACCTTTTCTCCGTCGAGATATGCGTGCCAGTCTCTGACCCGCGCGTCCCTGCTGGTTATCCATTGCTTATAAATCGGGTGTGTTGCATCTGCAGCAATATGCCGCCCCTCCGAGTAGGCACCATGCACTTCTGTTCGTGCGATTGTCCGGGCCCGGTTTAAGTTTATTTCCATTGCGTTCTTAAGCCGCTGTTTCAGCAGGTCCGCAGCTTCTTTTTCCGTAAGCCCCTGCTCGAGGATCTCGGACAATGCATCATTCAGTTTCGACAATACGACTTCCCGCGCCGTTTCGTTGATGCCCGTGAGCTGCTTTGTCCGGTGGAAAAGCGTCTGCTGGATACTGGCATCAGGCGCACCGGACAGATCTGCCTCGAGGGTGCCGACGCCCTCATACACCGCTTCTTCGATGTACGGCTCTAAAGTGCCGGCAAGTTTTTCGTCATTAAAATATGCAGCGATGGTATCAGCATCATCATCGCTCAATCGTTTCATACTTTTTCCACCTTCGAGCAGTCTGAGAATCTTTTTTCGTATCTCGTAAAAATATTCCCGCATTGCCCGAGCGGCTCTGGTATCGAGATCGCCGACACGGTCGATCAGGTTCTTCCAGCGGACCCCGCGAATTTCCTGTTCGCTAATCTGTATCGTTTCTTTCAGTTCTGCGGTTGTCACCGGCTGCGCTTCAACCGTAACGGTCCGCTGCGGCGGCGCCTGGACGGGAGGTCCGGACGGCTTCGGTTCATCGCCACCAGGAACCTCACCGATCCCTAAGTTCAGCCGATCGTCAATGGTGTTGAACGGTACACCCATTTCGTAGAGCGACTTTGCAGCTTCGACCTTTTGTGCGAGTTCGTAGTTGAGCGCTTCATTGCTCTTGAAGTCGAACTTCCCTTCGAGGCCGGCAGGGTTTAACACCGCGCCGTCGAGTTTGTCCTGTATGAGCTTCGCCAGCGGCATAATGGTCTTTTTCCACAGTGAGAGATCGGCGGTAATAGCCGTGGCGTAATTGATGTCCTCATATATCTGCAGCGCTTCCTTCGGCACGCCGTAGACCATGGCCACTTCCTGGACGGTATATTTTCGCTGTTCGAGAAACTGCATGTCCTTGTTGCTCTTCCGGATATTCGTCGGTTTGAGTCCGTTGTCGAGAAGCATCGCTTCGTGCGCATGCTTTACACCGCGTCGGCTATCAATGATCGCGCTTTTCGTGCGTTGATAATCAGGCTCGGAAAGGCTCACGTCCGTAGTATAAACCGTGCCGGGTTCGGAGCTGTTGTCGAAAAATAGCTTGTTAAACCGTATCGCGTTATAATCGGTCCCGAGGCCGAGCTTCAGCGCTTCATACGGAGCGAGGCCGCGTATCTGATCGTACGGGTTCCAGTATTTCCACTGGATAACTTCTTCAGCCGGATACCTGCGTTTCCCGTGCTGCCATGCGATGAGCTGCCCGTCTTCAACGACTTCGGTTATGTTCGGAGGATGGAGGAAGATGAATCCCGCAGGCTTCGTGCCCTGTATCGGCATATGTGCGATAGCTTCGCCGTACAGGTCCAACTGAATGACGATCGCCTGCCACATCTGGAAGCCGGACATATGGTCGTTCGGGTGTTTCAACAGGCTCTCGTAATACACGTCTTTCGTCGGCTCGTCCCCGCCGATACGATACAGTTCGAATGGTGTGCCGGCCAGCGTCCGGGCTTTTACCATGATCGCAGCGTACAGTCCAGGATGCTGTTTGAATGGCGCGGTGAATTGTGTACTGTCCCCGAATACCGTCGGAAACAGGCCTTTCAGCGCCTCGTTTTTCAGGCTGTACCCTTTTCGCTGTTGCCGCTCGATAAGATCACCAACCAACCACTGTGCTATTCGGGCACGTAAGCTCATATGAACGCCACCCTTGGCGCTCTGCTCGATGTCAGCACCTCGAAGGCCCCGGATGCCGCGTCCCCTTGGTCGTCATGCCCGTATTCCTTCTCGTCTTCAGAAAGATTCTCGAGCTCGGAAAGAAACGCGTCATTCCATGGCCCACGCACCAACTTCACGTTGCCCGCCTGGGCTTGCGATGCAAACGGCTGCCATTTCAGGTATTTCTTCGTGGTTTCTTTGATCGTGATAAGCTTGTACCCTGCGAGGGTTGTATAATAATCGCTCACCTCGAACTTGCCGGCCTGGCCCGGGTCCTGGAACATACCGATCTGGCATGCCCTGCCGTCCTGGCTGGCAGTGTTTCTGATAAGCTGCTTGATTTCTCCTGCTTTTTTTCTCGACCGCCTAACGTCGGTGATGATAAACGTGTTTCCGGTTCGCTGCATCTTCACGCCCGCGGTCCAGTCCGGATCCGGATATTCCGCAGTCGGTTCCGAGGCTGCCCGGTCCCAGAAGCGGACCTCATGGTCTGGTTGTGGCGCGCTATCGATGATCTCGAAGTCCGTCCGCGCGAATATCGTTCCTGCGGTGGCCCGGACCTTCCAGTTGCCCTTCTCGAGTCGCGTACGCTCAACCCGAGGGAGTGCTTTGAGCTTCGAAAGATATCCCGGGTCTTTCTCGAGCAGGATTCTGTTGTCATAGACGTTCGACGGGATGAATGTGAAACTGAGCGGTTCGAGGCCCGGGTCAATATCATGTGCATACTCTCTGGCACCGGCAAGCGTATCGAACCAAAGGATATCGTCTCCGGACCGGACCATGTACCGGATAACGCCGGACTTTGCAGGGTCCGGGTATTCTTCCTCGTCGTCCAAATACCAGCGGACCATATCTTTCACCCAGCTGTCCGGATCCGGGTTCGTCGCCGCCCGCATGTACGGTTTGACGCCGCATAACGATCGGTTCCTCGAGAGCAGATAAAAAAACTGTTTTTTCGTGAACTGCGCGAGCTCGTCGAACTCGATGAGTGGCACCTGCGCGCCCTGCCAGTTGTACACATCCTTGTCGTACTGCAGATGATGGAACTCTATTTTCGAGCCTGCCGGAAATGTCCATCGAAGCGGCATCTGCTTCGGCTTCGCGCCCGCTGATTGGTACAGTTCCGCCGAGGTGTCCCAGAGCCCGCCCTCGGTCGTGATCATCGGCGATGTGCGCCGAAAAATGGTCGCGCCGAAGTCCTTCACCTTCACGTGCCGCAGCGGCTCCATGAGCAGCGCGAAAGTTTTCCCGCCTCCTGCTGCACCGCCGTATATGGCGATATCTGCAGGTGTCGAGAGAAACGCTTCCTGCGGTCCTGGCTGCGGTCTAATCTCCGTCATTGTCTCTGCCGTTGTCCGGTAAGTAAATGCGCACAACAGAATCAACACTGCCGGAATGATGCAGGTCAACCTGGTTCTTCCGCTTCCCGAGGAGTTCCGCGAGGAGCTCCGTCGCCCGCATCTGAATAAACCCGTCGTCGTGCCTGCCGACCTCTTTGCCCTCGTAATATACAACCTTTTGCATCCGGAGAAGTCGAAGTAACTCCTGAGCAAGGCGAGTATCATCCAGCCCAGCTCCCGCCAGGATGTCCTCCCAGTTCGCTTTTTTTTTATGCGTGTCATGAGCTTAGAACCGTTTGATCTTGCGGTTGAGTCGGTTATTGAATTTCCATGCTTGGTAACTTTTCGATATGCTGCTTCCTGCGTTTCTCCTGCAAAGACGAGATGCAGGAATCGGCGCTCTTTTGGAGATAAGATGTTTTTGTTGGTTTTTGTTTGTTCCCCACCCATTCACCATAAAGTTTACGGCACATCATGTGCGGTTTTATAGGTAAAAAACTTCAAATTCTTTCGTGGATAATATCGCGTATTTGCCGCGGTGAAAGGCTGTAATCCATGGCAAGATCGAAGTACACCTGGCATTGACTGCAGTTATGCCCCGTGTCTATTGCCTCATTAAAACGCTGTCGTATGTGTTCGTTTCTGACCTGCCGCCATTTCCGTTTTGAAATGTATACGGAGGATCCTCCGAGCCGTGATGATATCTCATAGAACAGGTCCGGACCGATGATGTCGAGAATAACGCGCTCTTCGATGTTAAACTCGTCCACTCTCACCTCCACCGCAGCTTTTCGTTGAGCTTGTCGAGTATTTCATCAACTGCTTCCGGTTTGATCATATCCGAGGTATCTTCCGGAGCCGGTAACGATAACTGCTGCAATTCGAACCTCCGCTCCTTGCACACGACAGCCCAGGCGTCCTCGAGTTCCTTGATACACGGCGGCGTTTTATACACCGGTGAAAAAGCCTTCAGCACTTCTGCCCAAATAAGCGATATTGCCTTCTCGCTGCGTTTCGTAAGCCATTGATACACATTAGCTTTCTGCTCGGCCGTATACGCGATATAATACCCTTCAGCCTTACTGATAAACTTCCGTACAGTCAAAACTCAGTTTCCTCCCAGTTTTCCGCCGCTTGTTTTGTGTCCTCGTAATGCTGCTGCGCCGCAGATAACACCCTGTCAAATATCCCGCTTGCATTGAGCGCGGACGGCAGAAACGGCTGCCCGCGCCAGAACTTGTCGCCGTTTTTTCGCAAGGCCTGAAATTGTCGTATCATCCCGGAAAGAAACGCGTCCGGCTCATCAGGAGACCTCGCGCGTGCTTTTGTGATGAGGCCCTTGATAGCCTTGCCCTCCTTGCCGTAGTTCGTGAACCGGTGTCCAGGCTGTTCTCGCTCGAATACGATCTTTACCTTGTGATAGAGCTCACTTTCGTCTTCAGAAACCTGTAAAGGCTGCGAAGCGGCCGCCGAAGGCGCTCTATTTCTATTCACTTCCCTTAAATTCTCTTCTTTTCTATTAGGAGTGATCGATCCGTGATTAATCAGTGATTCGTCAGTGATTAATCCGTGATTAATCACGCAATCGTCCGGATCGGGATATTTTGACTGTTTCGGGCGGTTTATTGTTTGGTATCGTTTCCAATTCGGATGTGATATATATATATTATCGTCTTTTTGATAAATATGGATCAATCCGATCTGCTGCATGTACGAAATATCTTCTGAGACATTATTTGCTGTATAATCATCATCTAACGGAAACGCTTTTGCTGCGATCATGCGTGCGCTGTATTGCTGACGGCCTTCGTCATCAGCATTGCTGATCAGATAAATGAATAATTTAAACTGCTGCGGCGATAATTGTTGTACTTGTTCGCTGTCCCAGATATCGGGGTCTATCATTCGCTTTCGTGCCATAGTTCCTCCCAGTTTTTGTTTTTATATACCACCATTCTTAAACTTTTCTAAATACTTAAGGATCGTTCTCATTTTCTGCATATCACGGAAAAGAAGCATTACCTTGTGCTCTGCTAATTGCACAATTTCGAACCCGCCGACATACTCATATCGTTTCCGGCCGCTATTCGCTGCTCTGCCGTCGAGCGCTTTCGCAATACGGCCCTTTTTCGCCATTCGATAGAGCTCGCCTTCCGTAAAATTCTCGCACTCCTCTTCGGTAAGACCGGCATCGAGGAGTTTTTCATATACTTTTGTTGCTCGATATTTCATGTATACCCATGCTTCAGACTTCCCGAGAAGCGCGGCTATTTTCTTATGGGTCATTTTGCGGTTTTTCTGTCTCATCTCATCGAATACCTCGACGAGCTCCCAGGGCTTCATTTGTTTCCGCTGGATGTTTTCTGTCAGCTGCAGGATCGGGATCATATCGTCCGTGATATCATCGCGGATGAGTGCCGGAATAAACGGTTCTCCGGACGCTTTTACCGCACGTAATCGCCTATGGCCGGCAATGAGCAGGTATTTCCCGTTCTCCGGCCGGACGAGAATCGGCTGCAGAATATCGTGATCACGGATCGACTCGATCAGTCCGCCGAGCTCTTCATCACAGTCTTTACGAACGTTCTTACGTACAATGATTTGTTCAGTCGGTATATGTTTTACCTTCATCAGAACAACTCCATCTGCCGCGGCGCGCTCTGCGCCGTCTTTATGCCGATGATACGCAGGCATTCCTGATACTCGTCCTCGGTCATGATCTTTCGCTCCCGCATAGAGATGCAGATAGCGAGCATGTCCGATCCGCGCTTGATGCCGTCTCGAAGCCGCTGCCTGTCGCTGTCAGTCATTAGGTACACCATATGTAGTGTCTTCGACGAATTCGACGTTCAATTCGTATTCGCGGACCAGGATATACTGATACCCACCGCCCGCTACCGGATACTTCCTGATGTACTCCCGGTCCGGTTTTTCGGGTTGGATATTGACACTCGGTGTCGTTGGTATTGTTATGATAAGCACTATTATAGCTGACAGTAAAAGCAAAAGTGACCCGATAATGATAGTATCTCTCAATCGCATTTACTTTTCCAAATCGCCTACAATCTCACAATCTGTAACTCTCGGCGGCATAACTCCAGTGTAAACATACGCTTCCATTACATAATCAAGTAACTGCTCAGCACAAGGTTTTTCACCTTCAACAGCTGTACACTGCACCTTAAACCCGCTTATCTCTACAATATGTCTGTCTTCAAATACTACTCTTCCGTGTTTTTGTATTATCATGATTTCTCCTCCGGTAGAATAAACAAATCTACAATCATATTATCCGGGAATTCTCCCGACTGTGGTGCCTCTTCTAACCATTTTTTAAGCGCATATACTTCAACAGGTGTTTCCCCTCGTATATGCAAGATACCATCTGCGTTTATCCATGCTTTCATGATTCCTCCTGTTCGTAGGCGGTGAACTCCTTCCACGCTTCATCATAATCTAATCCATCAAGAAGGAAATCAATAAATCGATTTAACTCAGCTTTCACCGGGTCGGTGCGGCGGGCTTCGTCCCACACCATTTTTACACCTTCCCGCCAAAACTCTTGCAACTCCGGCGGTATGCATTTTACCGATTCTCGACTATCATACCATTCATCAAATGTCATGATTCCTCCTGTAGGGCTTCCCATGTTTTGTTCGTGGCTTTCTCGATAACTGGCTTTATAGCAATATCAGGGTCGGTATATTCTATGTGCTTCCAATCATCATACAGTTCAATCAACGCTTCCAGCATTTCCGGGGCGGCGGCGATGAGGCGGGCATCTGATAACATCTGTTCGTCACCAACATGACAATATGCCCTATCATCCATACATGCTATTGAGTTCCCGATAATACTGCTATTTATCATGTGTGGAGCTCTTATTATTATCCACCGTCCCTCATTCTCGCACCGCTCTATTTCCCATGGCCCCGGTGTGTGTTTCATCTATTCCTCCTTTCGCCCCTTGCTTCAAAAAAGTCACATTTTTGTTCTGGGAACGTATTTTCACCATACCATTTTGATTTCTCGTTTCCACAATCCCACCTTACGTGTGGTACATTCTCTGGTTTATAGCTTTCCCACCAACGACAAGAGCCACAGCATTTTAACTGTTCCAGCAGTTCTTTCAGCCGGGCGTTTTCGGCTTTCGCTTCGCGACGTAACTTCTCACACTCATTGAAATCTTTTTTCAGCCGGGCATTTTCATCACTTAACTCTCCGGCACGCCTTCCATACATTTTGGCACACTCTATCTCGTCCATTCTTCTGCCTCTTCACGAGTAAGGAAAAAGTGTATACCGTTACTACATTCTATCCGTGGGTCGGGGTTATATCTATCTGGGTATACATACCCTCCTATTTTGTATGTTGTCTCCGGCCCATTATTGCTTGATGTTACAGGATGATCCCCCTCGATAGCCAATACTTTTACCACACTTGCCCGGCATTTACGGCCCACCAAAGATGCGGTGCGTTTGGCCCATGACGGTATGAGTAGATGCACAATCTTACCATCTACTTTTTTGTATACTCGTAACTCTCCGTGTTGCGGTATCTGATAGTGTGGCAGGTCGGCCTCTTGCAGGTTGGCTCCTTGCAGGTCGGCCCATCGCAGGTGGGCCCCTTGCAGGTGGGCCTCTTGCAGGTCGGCCTCTTGCAGGTTGGCTCCTTGCAGGTCGGCCCATCGCAGGTGGGCCCCTTGCAGGTGGGCCTCTTGCAGGTCGGCCCATCGCAGGTCGGCCTCTTGCAGGTGGGCCCCTTGCAGGTGGGCCTCTTGCAGGTCGGCCTCTTGCAGGTGGGCCCCTTGCAGGTGGGCCTCTTGCAGGTCGGCCTCTTGCAGGTGGGCTCCTCGAAGGTTGGCTCCTCGAAGGTTGGCTCCTTGCAGGTCGGCCCCTCGCAGGTCGGCACGTTCACCACCGGCTTCATCAAATAGCCATTTTCTGTGCTTCTCTAATATTTCTGTCAGCTCTTTGCTATCCATTCTTCTGCCTCCTTAAATAAACCGCATCGGGGGTTGCGCCCTGTATTATCGTCGT